CACGAGGAACCACACCCATGAAGAAGTATCGCGCCAAGATCGACACGGTCATCGAGGGAGCGCCGAAGGCCGAAGGCGCCGACATCGACGCCCGCAACATCCCCGAGGAGCGTCTCGACGGCTACCTGAAAGCCGGCCTGATCGAGGAGATCAAGCCCGGGAAGGAAGGCAAGGCCGACAAGGCCTCGGCTGAGGCGAACAAGGTCGACACGACCGAGGACAAGCGCCTCGAGAAGTAGGAGCCGACCATGGCCGTGTTCGACCGCCTGGACCGCCTCACAAGCCGGGCGGTCGATCGCGTCAATGCCATCCCGTTTATCCTCACGCCTTGGATATCCACGCCGAACGGGCGCGGCCGTCCTGAGCCCGGCCAACCGGAGATCAGGGGGCGAGGCGTGTTCGATGACCTTGCCGCCGAGTACGGCGTGCAGCTGGGTGTCCGCCGCTCATACCGAGAGGCGAACGACCTCCGCGCACTGCAGGTCGGCAGCGATCCGCAGATCTCGATCGACATTCAGTATTTCGCCGGCCGCATGCCCCGGCAGGGCGACCTTGTCTCACTGCCCACCAAGCCGGAGCTACCCGACTATCAGGTCATTTCCGCTCAGCCCGACGGGCAGTCGCGCGTGGTGCTGATGCTTGCTGGTGTCCCCAAGGACGAGGAGGAGCAGCCGTGAGCGGCTATCGCGCTGTTGTCCGCCTCGCCGCCGTCTCGGCGCTCAACAACTACCTGTCTGCTCCGTGGCCAACTCTCGCCGGGCCGAACATCTTCGACTCCAAGATCGAGCCGGTCGAAGACATGAAAGAGGACAAGGTCTTCCCGTGCGTCGTGGTCTACACAGACTACGACAAGGACCACTGGTCGAAGGGCAATAGGGTGCATGCGGACCGGCTCATGTCGGTGACGCTCGAGCTGCTCATCGTCCAGACGACGACGGGCAAAAGGCCGAACAGCTATAAGCTGACGACCCCGGCCACGGACAGCGAGATCGAGACGTCACTCGATGCGCTCGAGGCACAGATTTTTCGCGCGCTCACCCTCGGCACCGAGGCGAGCGACGCGTTCAACTACATCTGCACGACCCCCACCAACGTCATCAGCCGGCGCGGCTCGTCGACGGAGGGCGGCCACCGTCTCGCGGCGCGGCAGCTCACCATTGAAATGAAAGCCGTGCGCGAGCCACTGCTCGGCAACATCCCAGAGCCGATCGAGCGGTTCCTCCAGCGGCTGGAAGCGAGCGACGACTACGCGGAGCGGGTGCCGGATTTGCGCGCGCTCCTAACAATGTCGGCGCCGGACACGGACTTCGAGCGGGTCATGCGGACCCTCGGCTACACCCGCACCGTGACCGCGCTGCTCGGCGGCGCGCCGGACGTGACGGTGACGATGCCTGAGAACCTCACGTTTCACCTGAATGGCGCACCGCCATGAACATGCCCACGATTTTCTCGCGGCTCTTTGCCCGGATTGATCGGCTGGAGAAGGTCGTCAGTCGGCAAGCAGTCCAGCTCAACAACATCTTCCGCGAAGGCACTGTCGTCTCCGTTGATGAAGAGAATGCGCGGGCGGTGGTCAATGCCCATGGCATCGAAAGCCAACCGATCCCGTGGCTGGAGCAGGCCGGTGACATCGTGGAGTGGAACCCTCCATCCAAGGATCAGCGCGTGCTGATCGCAGCTCCCGGCGGGGATATGAGCCGAGCGGTGATCATGCCGGGCGGGTTCACCGAGTCCACGCCTGCGCCTCACAACAAGGGCGCAACCAAGCGGACCAAAATCGCCGGCGCGGTCATCACCCACACCGCTGACGGCCTAGAGATCCTCGTCGACGGTGCTTCCTACGTGTTCACCAAGGATGCGCTGGTCATCACCAATGCCGGCATCGTCGGCGCCGGCGGCGAGTGGGCGCACAACGGCAAGAACATCGGCAGCGACCACCGGCACGAGAATGTGCAGCCGGGAATTGCCCTTTCTGGCCCGCCCCACGACGCGGCGGGATGAGCATCCACCTCAGGAGTAGACCACGATGGAGAAGTTCTATTACGCGGCCGTGGACGGCTATCTGTTCGGCGCGCAGCGACAGAAGGGCGACCCGATCGGACAGCTCACCGCGGCGCAGGCCAAGTACGATGAGCTGGGCGGCCGCATCACGGACGTGAACCCGGCGATCATGACGGAGCCGGAGCCGCCGCGGGCAGAGCCTGACCCCGCCACTCTCGGTCGGAAGACGCGCTGATGGCGCGGGTCGGCCTGGACGCGAGGACGGGCCGGCTCCTCTACGGGTGGGACCACTGCGTACAGAGCATCGGTAAGATCCTCACCACTGAGCTGGGGTCGCGCGTGCTACGGCGCGGGTTCGGCTCTCGGCTGCCAACCCTGATCGATCGGCCGCAGACCGAAGAGGTCATCATCGACTTCTTCATCGCGACGGCCGATGCGCTTCAGCCGCGCATCGTGGAAGGCCACCAATACGGAGAGCCTGGCTTCATTCTCCTGCGGTCCAGTTTGGACGCGGGCACGCAGAGCCGTCTCATCCTGCTTCTCGGCGGCGTCTTCTTCGAGCACGGCCATCTTGGCGACTACAGCAACCCCAGCGAGCAAGAAGTCGCCTACTCCGTGACCCAGCAAATAGCAGGTGTCGCGTTTGAGGCTGTCAGATAGCTAAAGGAAGTGCGATGGCGGAGTTCGATTTCACAACGTATCCGCCGCCGCAGGCCATTGAAGAAATCGACGCTGATCTAATCGTCTCTGGCCACATCGCGGCATTCATCCGCGAGTGGGATGTAATGCGCGCGGAAAGGCCTGAGCTCAATCTCCCCCCATTCAACGCGGAGCAGCTCGAGAGCGAAGAGACGCGGGTCCTTTTCGAGGCGACCTCATATCGCGAGCTGCTGATGCGAGTGCGGGTCAACGAGTCGGTCCGCGCCAACCTCCTTGCCTTTGCGACGGGCGCTGACCTTGATCACCTGGCGGCGTTCTATGGGGTCGTCCGCATGGTCTCTGGCACGACCAGAGAGAGCGACGCGCGGCTCCGCCTACGCGTGATCCTGGAGATCCAGGGGCGTTCGACCGGCGGCACGGCGCCGCGCTACCGGGCACGCGCGATGGCATCAAGCCTGCGCGTCGACAACGTCGAGGTCTATCGAGAAGGGCGAAACCCAACCGTTCATGTGGCGGTGTTCTCTACGGACAATGACGGCCTTGCTGACGCAAGCCTTCTCAGCACGGTCCGTGCAGCGGTGGAGGCGCCGGATGTGCGCATGGTCAACGACACGCTGGCCGTGCGCGCTGCCGTGTTCGAGGTCGTCAATATCGCCGCCGACGTCTGGCTGCTGCCATCGACTCCCGACACGGCGATCGAGGCGCTCGCAACTGGATTGCGTCAGGCTTGGGCGGATGAGTCCGGGCTGGGTTTCGACCTCAATAGAGCATGGATCATCGCGCGTCTGATGCGCGGCGGTGTGCAGAAGGCCGAGGTGGCGCAGCCGGGATCGGATGTCGTCGCACTGCCGTATCGCGCGATCTCGCTGGGCACGATCACCCTCACCAACCGGGGGCGTGGCTACTGATGAGCACGCACAGCTTGATGCCCGACAATGCGACACCTTTCGAGGAGGTGTTCTCTCGGGCAATCGACACATACGAACGGCTCGATCCGGTCATCAGCTCGCTCCACGGGCTCAAGCTGATGAACCCGCCGGCGTCGTTCCTTCCCTACCTGGTCTATGAGTATGGCCTCGGCGAGCTATCGCCTTATGTGCCCAATCTCTACGACCTGATCAGGGAAGGAATTGCTTGGCAGCGGGTGCGCGGCACGCCGCTGGCGATGGAAAAGGCGCTCGGCTGGCTCTCCTATACGGCGGTCATCGAGGAAGCGCCGGTCCGGCGTGAATACTGGAACGCCTTCTCCCTCGAACTCGACCGGGTTCGCGACGACGAAGCTGATCTTCTCGGGATCAACGGCGTCGCCAATCTTTCGACCCCCATGCGATCTGATCTATGGCGCGGATTCCACGGCTACGACATTCGCGCAGCCGAGGCGGGTTTCAGCCAAGCCGGCGCGGTCTTCGTCGGCAACGATTCAGGGGTGCGCATACCTGGCGCTGCAGCGAAATGGTCGTTCGGCCGTTCCTATGAGCACGTTCACGACATTACCCCGGACGATCTCGATGCGCTGGGTATCGAAGATGCTTGGGCGATCACGCTTGATGGCGAGCCGCTGACGCTCGATGGTGAGGCGCTCCGTTTCGTGCCGGGCGGTGGTGCCGCGGAATGGGCCGATGGTCCGTGGCTCGACATTCCTTGGCTCTCCGACGAGGTTTACGCAGCGTCGGTAGCGGCGCTGGCCGCTACCGGTTCCGGTCCGGCGTGGGCTGTCTTCAAGGACTCCGCCGGCGACGTCCTGTTCTGCCGCCGCTGTCGAATCCGCCGTTCCGTGGTCCCGGCACCGAACGGTGTCTATGCGCTGAACGGCAGCCGCTACCAACCCGCAGTAGGGACGGATCTCTATCTGGAGGCGCTCACCGGATTTGGTGACGGCTATGGCGGAGTCGCCCATAGCGTGGGCTTCATTCTCTCCGCCTCTCCGGCCGCTGGGCATAAACCGGGCGCCGATTACTTGCCCGCCGGCGCAATCGAACCAAGCGGGCCCACCGTCGCGGAGTTCTCCATCCACATCGAGTTCGGGCGAACCGTGCGTGAGCGCGTCGCCTGCCTATTGAGGTTCTGACATGGCCTTCGAGCATCCGTCGAATCTGCCCGGCGCATACGACCGCTGCGGTGCGAAGGGCTATGCGGCCGTCGTGTTTCGCGAAGCGGATCAGCATCGGTCGGCTTTTCTAACAGGGGCGGACCTCAACGAAACGCAGTCCGTCCAGCGCGCCCGCACGCGCCGCCTCGGAG